CGTAATTACCCCATTGACCGCTTCCACTAAAATCTCTATTTACTTGGTCAGTTATCTGTTCATCACCATAAAATACAGTTGTTGCGTTGTGTTTATCGTTTATTGGTTTAACCCAAAATTCATCTAAATAAAATTCTACAGTTTTTCCAGGGCCACTCCCACCTATTTGGTTGTTACCAATACCAGAAGAATCACAAGTTAAAATCATTTCTAATTCTTGCCATTCTCCATAAGCTGTAGGAAATTTTATAACACCATTTTGAAATCTTGAATCAGATTGGTATAAACCTGGCATTTGTCCATTTCCTTGGTCTACTACCCAAACTCTTGCAAAAAACTTATATGTTGTACCTGCAACAAAGTTATATTGAGCAAAAATATTTTCATTTTGGTCTGTATCAACTGTTTTAAAATATAATGAACGACCGCCTGTTACATATTTATCTGTAGTATAAAAAGCCTTTTCATTAGAACCATCAACTGGTATAGTTGTATCTCCGTCATCAAAACCTTGAGTAAGCCATCCAGTATCTTCACTCATATAGGCATTAGTATATCCGAAAGTAGTTTCCATAATATCACCAAGACCTGTATTAGAAGCATCAAGTATATAAGACTGATTACCTCTATGACCTTCATTCATTGGGTACCATAGTTTAAGATTAGAGTTAGTTAGCGATGTACCACCTCTATTTAATGCTAATTGTTCTGGATTAAGATAATCATATTCTGCATCAGCTGCTGTCCATGTAGAGTTCCACATTTGAAAGTCTGACATTTTACCATCAAAAAAAGCAGAAGAACCATTATGCGAGCCAATAGAGCAGTTGTTAGCACCACCCATAGATATAGCATTTAATGTAGACACGTCTATACCTGTTGAAGCTTTATCTAAAACTCCGTTTATATATATATTTGCTGTACCGTCAACATTCCAGGTTATAACAATTCTATACCAAGTTTTTAGTTCTAACGCAGTATTACTGTCAGTATAAACATCTTCATCCCCTAATTGATGTCTTAATATACCAGTATTTGTTAATAAAATATAAAATCTTGTATTGCCATCAGTATAACTTGAAAAAATTCTATCATTTGAAGTTTGGTCAGCCTCTAAATATATCCAAGTTACAATAGTTCCAGTACGCCAGTCTTTTCCTTCTAAAACATTATCTGGAACAGTTAAACTATCAGTAACACCATCAAACTCTAATGCTCTACCTGAATATATTTGTGCGTGATTGTTGTTACCAGAAGTATCTAATCCTCTAGCTCGTGTTGGTTTTACTATTGTTTGTATTGTAGCTGCCATTATGAAAGTGTCCCATTATTTGAGCCATGCGAATCATTAGCATCTGCGCTAAGATTCCACCATGATACTAAGTTTGTTTTCTCGCTGTCTGTTAATCCAGCATAATTCTTGTTCATTATAGATTTAATTTGTGATTGTGTTAATACTGATGACCATACACCTACATTACATATATATCCGTCCCAAAAAGTTGAACCATTAGAAACAGCAGAGCCTATATGTATATTACCAGTAGGGTCATTTAAAGCTCCTCCTCCTGTTAATGTATCAGTTCCGTCATGAGCTCCATCTATATAAATTTTACCTACCCCATCCGATGAATTATAAGTAAATGCAACATGATACCACTTAGTATAATCTGTATATGTTGTATCACTAGTTATAAGTTCTTGAGCTGAACCATCATCAGATACACGTGCATGAAAAACATTGCTACTTTTACTATATCTTAAATGCCAACCTTTAGAAGCTCCTCCATTATCTATAATCCTAGGATAGTCATCTGTAGGACCATCTGAGGGAAATTTAACCCAAGCAGAAACTGTAATAGATGAAGGCGATAAACTTGTTGTATCTAAAATAACTATTTCATCATCAACTCCATCAAAATACGCAGCACCATCACTTACAGGTACTACACTGCCTGCATCATACTTATGCTTTAGTACAAGATTGTCTGTTACTATACCAGGTGTTATAGGTTTAGAAATTGCTCTTGATAAGTTACTACCTAATCCTAAAGGCATATTAACCTATATAAGCTATTACTGCACCAGAAGTTAAATCTATACTAGTCCAACGACCATAGATAGTCATTCCTGCTGGTATAGTTTCTGAAGCCATTGTGTTACCATTATATGAACCTACACCATAACCATTTGTAGTATCTGCAGGTGTTAGCGCATTAAACACAGTATCTTCTATGCATTGTATTGCTACAAAGTTTCCTGAGTGTACAGAAGTGTCTGATATGAATTTAGCTCCAGCCTGACCTAAAGCAGCATTTTGTGCTTCTACGACTGTAAGCTTATGTAAACTTGAGTTTGCCATTTTATTCTCCTTTTGAGTGTACTTTAAGCTCTGGCATGAGCATGAACGTACTGTTATAAAAAATTCTTAGTAGATTCGGGGCAAGCCTTTTATATGACATGCCCCATAGTTCTACAAAACTATTAAACCTTATTTATTCGGTTTATGATGTTTGAATACCATTATTAATACCACTCATAGATTCAGCAATGTATTCACCATTCCAAAATGTTAATCTAACATAATCACCTCTTTGAGCTGTTGTGTCTAAAATAACATTCGAAACTTGAGTACCAGCTGTTGAATTTGCAGCATCACCACCAGCATCTTTTTGCACTAAACTAATTATAGCACTTCCAGCACCGATAGTAATGTCATTAGAAGGAGTTTCTTCCCACACAACAAATTCAAAATACACACCATCTTCACCTGTAGAAGCTGTAGGTAATGTAATTGCTACTGCTCCATCAGTTGCGTCACACATGTAAACTTTACCTGAATCATCATTAGTAATTGTTACATCTGCATTTATAGAATGTATTTTCTTTTTATGTTTAAAGGTTGCACTGCTATTTTCATTTAAAAAATCACTTCTCATCTTATAATGCCTCCTCAAAGTTAAACAACGCATGTGTTTCTGGTAAAGTTACTTCAAGACCTGCTTCTGTTAGAATCATATCTTTACGTAAATCTTCATCAGCTTGTTGTACATTTGTTGTTATTGAAGTATCTCTATTGATACCATTACCAACTAAAGGTCTGTAAGAAACATTATCAAGGTCAGCCATTAGCATAAATTCGCCAGACATTCCTCTAAATAAAGGTTCTTTTACAAGTGATAAGTCACCATGAACAGTTTCAACTTTCATAACTTTATGTCCAAAAACTCCTTGAGAAGCATTAAAGTTATATCTGTTGCTTCCATTCATTGAGTCACCTATAAACCCTACTCCATCACCTAATTTATTAAATAATGAAATTACAGGAAGTGAGCATAAAGCTAATTTGCTTGAGCTTCCACCTCTTGCAGGGTCAAAAACAACTTCTAAATCACGAAGAAGAACATCGTAAGTTAAACTTCCAGCTGCAACTGTTTTAAGATAAGCTTGGCCTTCAGTATATTCTAACTGTTCATCATCTTCTTTTGTTTGACCTTGTCCATTTGCCATAATATGACCTGCAAGACCATCAGTATATTGAACGCCTCCAGCTGTAGCACGTTGACCAAAAAGCATAGCTCTTTCAATGTCAATTTTATGTTCTCTTAATTTAAGATTCCATATTCTTTGCCATTCATCAGCATATCCTCTGTACACAGTAGCTCTAGCTGTATTAGACATTTCACAAGCTGTTTTAAAGATTTGGGTGTACCCATAATCATTGTCTAGCTTTTGTGAAAACACATCTGGTGCGCCACTACCTTCGCCAAATGCTGTACCAATTACTGTAGCTTTTGCACTAGCTCCTGGGTCAGCATCTGTACCTGGATTTGTTAACCATGTAATATCAATTGATGTACTAGAGTTAATAGCATCTATTCTTGCGTTAGCATGGTTAGGACCACCACTATTTCCAGTATTTGATTCAACTGATACAACCATTCCTTTAATAAGCCATGGTTGTGCAGCTGCCAATGTTGCTGTAACTGTAGCACCAGCAGAAACTGCCGCTAAGTCTGTTGAAATAACAAAACTTCTATCAGTCATTGCTATTTTTGTTCTATCTTCTAAAAACCTAAACTGTGAATCAGTTGTAGGTACTTTTGCTACTTTTGACAAGTATACAAAAAATGGTGACTCTTCTGGAGATAACTCAGCAATTCTATCACTAAAGTCATACAGTCTTCTTGTGCTTAAATTTGCACTGTCTACTGTATTGCCGCCAGGAGTACCAAATTTTACTTGGCCTGTTTCATAATTAGCCATTTTTTTTCTCCTAAGTTATATTATAATTTACAATACATTAGTACGACTACCAGCTTTTAAAATACCATCCCACATAGCATCTTCGTCAGACTTAGGAGTTTGAGGAGCTTGTCCTTGTAATACACCGCCTTGAGCAGGTGTTCCTTGTGTTTGACGTACACTATCAAGTGGTCTTTCTATTTGCTGGCCTTGTTCAGAGTTAGCTACAGCTCTCCACATTTTAATAGCGCCATCAACACCATACTCAGCAGGATTTTGTGCTGCAAAATTCATAAAAGAGTCTACTTCTTCTGGGCTTAAGCCTCTTTGTTGTAGTTCGGTCTTTAACTGCATTTCGCCTTGATTTCTTTGTAATCCTTGAATTTGTTGGTTAACAGCTCCATTTATAGAGTCCTGTAGTTCTTGTTGTCTGAACTTGTACGATTTAGACTGCGGGTCATTATAGGCTTCCCATGGGTCAAATTCATCTTTAGCTAATTCAATACGTTCAGGTTGTGCTGGTTGACCTTGTCCTTGTACCATGCCAGTAATAGCTTGGGTTATATCTGGACGAGATTCCAATAATTGTCCTATTTTTTCATATTGCTTTAGTTTAGAGTTTTCCGCTGCGAGTTTGTCCTTTTCACTTTGGAAGTACTTTGCTTGTTCTTCCCAGTTTCCAGAAGTCTCCTGCGTATTAACACCTTCGTCTTGCCCTACATTATCAACGGTTTCACCTTCTAGATGTCCGTTTTCATATGCGTCACTCATTTGTTATCCTTCCTGCAATGTCTCGTCACCTTGTTGAGTTTGACTACCATTTACACGTAATCTCTCGGATTCAAGTTTCACTGCGTCTTTTAACCTACCTGTTGCCAATTTGTTAGCGGCACGAGATTCATACTTCTGCTCGGCCAGTTGGCTTTTAAATTTCTCAACTTCAGTACGTTTTCTAGCTGCAACACTTTCTCTATCTGCAGTTTGTAAGTCGCCTGAAAGCTTTTTAAGTTGTTCTTGCGCCTGTGCAAGCATACCCTGTAATTTACTAACTTCGTCAGTTCTTTGCAATACTCCTTCTTTGTCAAAGATTTCAGTCTTTTTAAGTGCTTCTACTCTATCTATTAAGCCTGCTTGATAAGCTTCCATATATAATTGGAACTCACCATACTTATTAGATGGTAATGTAGAACCTCCAAGTATACGCACATCAAATTGACCTACTGTAATATCATTTTCAATTGACATTAACTCGTTAGTTTTATCATCGTATAAACGAGCATTTACTGTGAACTCGCTTATGTCATTGTTAGGTTGTACTATTCTAAACGTCTTTTTAAATCTATAGTGTTGTCTAGCCATATTATATATAACTTGACCTAATCTTTTCATTGACCCTTCAATATCTCTTAACTTAGACTTTGAACGTCTTTGTCCAACATTCTCCATCATCATAGTAGCTGAGTATGTTCTAGGTGCTGCATCTGTACTACCTTGCATCATTTCAAATATACCAATATTTAAATCAATATAACCTTCAATCATTTTAGGTAATGTTAAAATACTGCCTGATAATGGTTGTGGTGAAGGAAAATGAGGTTCCCCAAAAGATGGGTCATATTCGATAGTAGCATTAGGATTCGCCCAATCTCGTTCTAGTTCTTCAATATCACTAACACTACCTTGGGGAACTAAAAGCTTCAAACCTGCTGAAGCCTGTGCGTGTGATGTAATGAGGGAAACCGTCTTGTTGAGGAACCTTTGAAATGCTTTATTCTTTCTCACATCACTCATTGGGTATGGTGTGTTGGTCCATATGTTTGGTACTGGTATAACAGGATATATATCTGTATCACATATCATTTCATACAATACTATTTGACCAACAGTACATGTTAATTTAATTCTTGTTTGTGTTACTTCAACAAAATCAATAAGCCCAGACTTTATAGCTGCAGCAAAGTCTCTATCTTCTGCCATTGCAGCAAACTGTTCTTGAGTCATTATTCTTTCATCGCCAGTTCTAGCATCAACAACTCTATAATAAGGTACTCTTACCTTTTTGTAATGTTCAAGTAATCTATACTTTTCAATATGATAGTCTTTATCTTTTGTGTTATCTGGCGTAAAGCTTTCCATAGTCGTTCTATTAGTTGCATCAGGATAGTCCTCCTCCTTGTTAAATGTTTCTATCTCATCTATTAATAATTTTTCTGAGTCTTCACTTATAGGTTGACTCATTTGTGGATATAAATCTATTAACTGCTGTCTTGTTAATATAGTTGATACTATAATACCTGAGGCATCATCAAAATATTTATGTCTAGAGTTGGGGTCTACATAAACTCTAAAAGGGTCTACGTAAGTAAACTTAACTTCACCTCTACCAAAATCAGCATCTCTATCTAGATATGCATAAAAATAACCAAGACCAGTAACAGCGTAATCATGAACAACTTGTTTAAATACTTCATTACCATCTGATTTGTCCCATACATATTCTAGTATAGTCTTCCATACGTTTGCTATTTTATTATCAGAATCTTCTCTACCGACTGCACTAAACTTAGGTTGTTTAGATGTAACAATTGCTTTAAACTGTTCTATTGCAGCATACAGCCTATCCATAGGCATAGATGACTGATTACGTGAATCTAGTTCATCAAGCTCTGATTGTGAAAAATGATTACCTAAATAAAAGTCAATGTCTTCTCTAGCGGCTACATCCCAGTCTTGTCTGGCATCTCTCCATCTATCAAACAACTCATTTATTTCTTTTACTCTTAAATCTTCTTGTATCATAGTATATAATATAGTATTATTTCCTAGCTCCAGTCAACCAATTATATGCTTTACGTGGTTTTGTCCAAACGCCAGATTTATCTTTACTTTTCTTTTTACGTTTAGGTTGACCTTTAGCAAACTGTGTAGCAAGCCAAAACGCATCAATAGTATCATCATGACTTCCTTTTGGAAAATCAAGTAACTCACCTATAAATTCATGCATTTCTTTTTTAATATGTACAGCGCCTGCTTTAAACATTGGCTGAAGCCCTTCAAATAATCTATCCTTTTTCTTTTGATTGTAATTCTTAATACCTTTTTCTATGCCTGGTAAAAACATTCCCTCTGCTTTACTACGTTTCATAACATAGTCTCTTAACATTTCTTGGTATGCAATTGTTTCTATGTTTATTCTTCGTATCGGCTGGTATCGTTTTGCAATTTCAAATATCTTGTCTGCACAGTCCATCGGTAAAACTCGTTCCCTCCAATATTCAATAACATAGTAATCATAGCTATCAGTAACGCCAATAACCATAATAACACTATAGTCGTTCCTAACACCAACTGTTGAGGCAGGGTCAACACCAATGTATATATTAACGTACTCTTGTCTCCCGTCATCCATCTTAATATACCAAGAATCATACTCTTGGTCATACCTAGCATAGCCTTTATATTGTGCATTATTTATATCTTCCTCACTAAATATTTGGTCTTCAGGTGATTTAGCCTGATTCATGTACTCTTGGTAAAACTTTGCAGGTGT